CAGATGACCGAACAGGCTGGGAAACCGAAAGAGAATTCTTTTTCTCTGCACAGAATCAGACTTCCCAGACTGCATCTGCCACACGTCAGTATTCCGGCATTGATTTCTCTGCTGATGGCGGCGGCAGCACTGCTTCTGCTTTGGTGGGGCTTGGGCACCGTCTGGAGCAGATCCAGCCTGCTGCCCCTGTGATGCCCGTACAGCACCACACCGACAGAAAGGTACTGCAAAAAGAACGTGAAAAGAAGATCGCCCTCGGTCACAAGGCGGATGACCACGAGGACGAGGTGAGTTATGACTGGCAACAGACCATGTGACGCAAAGGGAGAGTTGAAGGATTTCGACTCTACCTTTCTGCATAGGACAAGGTTCTCGCAAATAAAATGATAGCACCGCGGGAGGTGATAGTTATTATTGTCCGCCCTTTCACTTACGATAGTGACGCGCACATTATTTCCGGCAGAAAAAATATGATCAGAATTGAAAACCTTACCCCACAGCTTACCGCCGAGGAGTGCATGGAACAGCGGCGATGTATCGAGGAAGGTCTTTTCGAAGTCTTTATAAAGTATGAAAAACACAATGAAAATGATAGCTATTTAGGAGCTGCTGCGGTATGATGTACCTGTCAGCAGCTCTTTTCTGTGAGGAAGGAGCTACAAAATGAACGCAATCTACGCAAGACAATCCGTTGACAGAGCCGATAGCATTTCTATCGAAAGCCAGATCGAGTTCTGCCAGTACGAAATGAGAGGTGAACAGTATAAGGTTTATACCGACAGGGGTTACAGCGGTAAAAATACAGACCGTCCCGCCTTTGCTGAAATGATGAACGACATCGAAAGCGGAGTGATCGGTAAGGTCGTTGTTTACAAACTGGACCGCATCAGCCGTTCTATCCTCGACTTCTCTAATATGATGGAGAAATTCGGAAAGCACAGGGTCGAGTTCGTATCCACGACAGAAAAATTCGACACTTCTTCGCCCATGGGACGCGCCATGCTCAACATCTGCATTGTATTCGCGCAGTTGGAACGGGAAACCATTCAAAAGCGCGTGGCGGATGCCTACTACTCCCGCAGTCAAAAGAGCTTCTATATGGGCGGCAGAGTTCCGTATGGATTCCGGCTGATCCCGACGACCATCGAGGGTATTAAGACCTCTATGTATGAGATCAACGCGGAGGAAGCGGAACAGGTGCGGTTGATCTATGAGCTCTACTCCAAGCCGGAATGCTCCTACGGTGACATTATCCGCTACTTTCAAGCCCACGGCATTCTCAAAAACGGAAAGCCGTGGGGACGCACACGACTTGCGGATGTTCTCAGGAATCCCATCTATGTCTGCGCGGATCTATCCGTCTATGAGTTCTATCGTGACCAAGGCGCGATCATGGCAAACGATCCGAGTGACTTTATCGGCACGAACGGATGCTACTACTACAAGGGACAGGACTCCGTAGGACGCAAGCAAATGAATTTAGAAGGCAACCATTTGGTGCTGGCTCCACACGAGGGCATCATTCCCTCCGACCTATGGCTGAAATGCCGTGCAAAGTGTCTGGAAGCGCAGCAGATCAAGCCATATCAGAAAGCCAAGAACACATGGCTGGCGGGAAAGATCAAATGCGGCATCTGCGGGTACGCTTTGGTGGATAAGCACTACTCGACCACACGCTCCCGCTACCTCCTCTGTTCGAACAAAATGAACTCCAAAGCCTGCGAGGGTCCCGGAACGATTTATACCGATGAGTTTGAACAAATCATCTACAATGAAATGCGCAAAAAGATGGCTCAGTTCAAAACGCTCAGAAGGTGTAAAGGAAATTACATTAACCCCGAGCTAACGGCGTTGAATGTTCAACTTACGCAAGTTGAGACTGAGATTGGTTCTCTGATGGATCGCCTGTCGGCTGCGGACGATACCCTGTTTCGTTACATCAGTGGGCGCGTCAAAGAACTGGATGGGAAAAAGCAAGAGCTGATGAAGCGTATCTCTGAATTGAAGCTGCACAAGGAAGCGGACTATACGGAGATCTATAATCACCTGACTATGTGGGACGAGTTGAGTTTCAATGATAAGCGACAGACGGTAGACCAGCTCATCCGTGTCATCTATGCTACCAACGATTCCATCAAAATCGAATGGCGCATTTGAAAGCTTGTTATTTCCATCTTGTACGCTTCGGCGAAGGGCTGCGGCTGGCTAAGGAGAAGATGGATCAGAAGAACCTGTATTTCGTAAACCCTTCGTTTGACCAGTAATCCCCTGCGAAAAGGCGCCAAAATCAGAACACCCCCTGCCAGGCAGCACACTGAGCTGCCTGGCAGGGGGTGCTTTCTATTCAGATTCCTCCAGGTCAAAATCCGATGGATCCAGCCGGAAGGCGGACCACATGCCGGTATTGGCAAACCGCCTGTTATTTTCCTCCAGATACTCTCTGGGCGTCTGGCAAAGATGCCAGGCGTACCATACCGCCTGCCCCTTCATCTGATTTGCCAGCGGGATGATGTGGACAAATACACTCAGACGTTTCCGGTCGTTGCCCTCCGGCGTGAAATGCACCGAAAAGTGGCGCTCAAATTCCTTCTTCTGAATAAGCCGGGAACCCTGCAAATTCTGCGGCACGCCGTCCGGAATAGCAAAGTCCGGAACCTCCGCGTAATAGCACCAGCTTCCGTTTGAGCACGGACGCTTTTCCAGCGCAAGGGAAACCGTCTCGTGCCCTCCTGTCTCCGGCGAAAGATTCCAGGTCAGCGACACATTCCGGAGGGTAATCTCATCCTCCTCCACCCAGACGCCGCTGAAAAGCACTGCCACGCCCTGGGAACTGCCTCCTCGGTTCACTACCGATACCGTGTTGGGATCCCCCATCTTCACCGGCTGTAAGCTGGGCAGATATAGCTCCAGCCGCGGCAGTTCCTCGGCCTCAGCAGCCACGGTCCTTTTGAAATAGCAGGTCCGCAGGTTCTGCCGTGCCTCCCGGTCCGCCATATCCGGACAGAAAAAGCCCTGCTCCGAGTCGAGACCAAGCAGTGGGCTCACCTGGGCCAGGATTTCCTCCGGTGACAACGCCTTATCCTGCAAAAGCTGCTGAAACCGGTCAAGATCCGTCACCTTTTCCTTCCATGGGCCAACGATCCCGCGCTGCTGGATACCCCAGCAGCTGCCGTCTCCTGCATCCGCCCACGCATCCGCCCCTTCTGCGACATTTACAAGGTTCAGCAATACAACGTCGCTGTCTATGCACGCGATTGCCAAAGCATCGCTCCCCAATTCCCGGGACAGATGCGCCGCTGTCTGCTGCATATCTTCCTGACCTCCGTAATGCATCAGCTCCGAGCAAATGGAAAACCATTGTTCCCCCTCGAATACATACAGCACGGTGTCCGCGTCCTGTTGGGCAGCCCGCTGATAGCCCATCTGCTCCAGCATCCGGCGCATGACTGTCTCCACCGTCTCCTGCGAGACGCCCCCCGCCTTCCGTATATGCGCATTAGAGAAAAACCACCCCATATTCTCCGCTCCTTCCATTAGAATACTGTACATTTTACAGCATTCTAATGTGTTTAGCAAGAGTTAAATTAGCAAAAGGCAAAAATCAGCTCCACCAGAGAGCTGATTTTTGTAGTTATTATACTAAAATTTCTAAGGGAGCTGTGCATTGAAGCACTTGCAAGTCTGTTCTTTCCCTCTGCGTCAGTGGGTCACGCGCCATTTTTTCGTCATTCCGTCATGGGAATGTTATTCTGGCCCAACAGCTTTTCAAAGCGGCGCAGCTGCAGAGGCGTCATCCGGTCCCGGTACTGCATAAACAGCTTTTTTACCTGGCGGGTGTCCCCCTTCCCCAGATAACGATTCATGGTGCGCTCCAGGCTCTCACTGGCAGCGGAACTCAGGGACGTCTTTTTCCCGCCGCTCTTGGCCGAAGAACGGGAGCTGCCGCCGCCTTTTCCTGTGCTCTCCAGCTTCTGCTGTGCCAGAGCGGCGTCCTGCTCCTGCTTCGCCCGGCTGGCGTAATATTTCATCAAGGCCAGATAGTTGCTGTAGTCCTGCTTTTCCAGGGATTCATAGCGGTCCCGGGCCTGGCGGGAGGCGTTCTGCCAATCCTCCACCTGGTCCCGCCACTGGTCATACGCGGATGCGTCCTGTCCCTGCAGCAGCTTGTACTGGTCCAGCAGTGCCTGTTCCTGACTCTCGTACCGGTCCCAGGCGTTCTGCTGCAATTGCGGCACCAGTGCCGCCAGCTCCTGCATATAGCGGCCATACTCCTGCTGGCCGGCCTGCTGGGCATATGTGGAGTCATACCCGCCGGTCAGGCCAGCCGCCTGCCCCAGGGCATCCTCCATGGCCGTCTGCCCCTGACGCTGGTACAGCCGGGCGTAGCGCTGGAACGTGTCATCCCGGCTGGGGTCATAAGCAAAGGGCCCGCGCCCCTCCATCTGCCGCAGCAGCTCCTCCATGCGTTCCGTATAGGGGGAGGTATAATCTCCGGGCCGGTTGGCCGCCAGCTCCTCCCAGCTGCGCTTTGCGTCCTGGGTCTCCCGGGATGGCGTATACCCCTTCTCCAGGTCTGCCAGACGATCCTGTGCCGATTGAACGCCCAAGCTGGCCCAGGTCTTGCTGCCCGCCACACCGTTCGGGGTCATGCCCACCCGGCGCTGATAGTCCATCAGGGCTGCCAGGGTCTTTTTCCCGAATCCGCCGTCCACGTCCAGGGAATAGCCCTCCCGATTCAGAGCCTGCTGCAAGCGGCGAACCTCCTGTCCGGAGGAACCGTACCGTATCGTTGGATAGCTTGATGCCATATCGTTCGTCCTTTCTTCTCACGCCGTCCTGCGCCAGACATACACGACCAGGTACGGCGGCATATTGTTGTGGGCGGCCCCCCCGCCTGCCGAGGCGGACGCGCCCTGATACTCGTTCCTGCGCCCGTCCGCGTCGTACAGCCGGATGGCCGTCACGCCGGTGACGTCGGACTGCCCCGTGAAGTCATATCCGTGGGTATGGGCGGGCATCTCTGCCTTGGTCAGGGTGTGTTGGGCCTCGCCTCCGGTTTCCCCCGGTTCATAGACGTCCCCCGCCGCCAGCAGAAACCGATCCTTCACCTGTTCCCAGGTGCCGCCGAACAGCGTCTCCGGACTTATCTCCGATGCGGACAGATATATACTGCCTACCGGCCACACGGCATCCAGCAGGCGCTTGCCCCGGAACCATATGTCCCAGTCCGGCGCGATATCAACGGCCTTGTCGTGCTCGGCGTACTTGCCCACGCCCACGGCCGTGCCGCCTTGGGCCAGATGTACCGCCACCGCCGCCGTGGGGATGGCGTATTCCACCGCCCGCACGGACCCCAGCGCATCCACCGCCGACAGCTCCAGCTCATAGGATGCGGTTTTCAATACACCCTCAATGATCTGCTCCTGCCCGTTTTCCAGAGCGGTATAGCCGCTGTAGCTGCCGCCTATCGGCCGCAGCCGGTATCGCACCGTCACGGTGTTGTGCCCGCCTACCGGTGAGCATGCGCCGGTACACAGCACCTTCATGCAGTCGCCGTCGTCCCGCAGGGTTCCGTCTGCCCCGCACCGGCCCAAGAGCCTGGCTGTCAGCGTGGGGTTGGCATATGGCAGCACCTCCACGGCGCCGCCTTGCGCCGTCGCCCACCGTCCCCGGGAGTCGGTCACCCGTGCCTCCGGGATCAGCGTCCCCGCCTGCTGGATCGTGCCGGTCTGGCCGGTAAGGCCCTCTGCTGTCTGCCCGGCAAACTGCACCCGGCAGGAACGGATGCTGCTGCCCCGGGCTCCCGCCGCCGTCACCTGATAGGCCAGGCGGCTGTATCCCCGGACGCACACACCCCACCCGGCAATGACGGCGTTGTCATTCACCACCTGGGCCGCCAGACTGGCGGTGGGCTTCACCTCTTCCGGCACATACAGCTTTATCGGGCAGGAGCTGGTCCCCACCACGCTGCTGCCGGAATAGGTGGTGGCCGTCAACACACAGTCCCCGGCCACCGCATCGGTGATTTCCTCCGCCAAGGACAGGGGCGGCGTCCATGTCACCCTTGTCTCCCCGGTTTTCCCGCACACCGCGCCATGGGCGCTGCCTATCTGATAGTTGATCTTGTGAGTAAAGCTCGCATCCGCCCGCTGCACGGTAATGCTTCCCGTCTGCCCCAGAGTCATGGCCCCGGCCTGGAGGCCGGATGCCCGCGGGATCACCGGCAGTGCCACGGTTTGGGCTACCGACAGCGACGCCGGCGTCCATTGGGAGGTAAAGCCGCTGTACCACGCTGCGGACAAGGCCGCGCTGCCGCTGCCGTCGGAGCGGTGATTCACTGTCACCGAGCCGCTGCCCAGCTTATACCATCCCTTGCTCTCATACCGATACGGCTGATACACGGTTTTCCCCTGCAAAACATACCGGCAGCTGTTGGCCGCCTGGTTGTACGACTCCCCGGTCCCATCGTAGATGTACAGCGTCAGCGCCAGTGCAGACCGGTTATTGGTCGCATCCTGGTTGACGGTATAGTCCAGCCGCAGCTGCCACCCGGTGGCCGATACCGGCCCGTAAATGCTCGCCATCTTACCCTCCGATCCACCGGAAGGCCAGTCCCGAGGCGGTGGTGATCTGCCACTGGCCCAGGGTCACACCCTCCAGTACCGTGATGTTGGTGATGTACAGCCGGTTGTTGGACACATACGCCACCTCGTTGGCATCCTGCCAGAAGGACAGACGCTGGGCGGTGAAGGTGGCCCGGAAGTTGTTCTGGTCCACCACCGTTTCCCCGTCCACGTCCGTCACCGTCAGCCCCTGGCCAACGGCCACTCCGTAAATGGGAATGGAGCCGTTATAGCCCACGATACCGGTGCGGATATAGCCCTCCGTCTCCGTCTTATACTGTCCAAAGGCGGCGCTGACGGCGTCGGTGTTGGCCTGCAGATCCGAGCAGAAGCTGTAATACTGGGTCAGCGCCTCCGGATTTGCCTCCAAATACGCGCTCAGCCGCTCCACATACGTTCCGAAATCCGACACCGCCACATATTCGCCCTCCAGCCGGGCAGACAGCTGCTCCATCTGCCGCTTCACCAGCCGGGCAGTTTTGACGATCAGGGATTTCAGCTCCTGATAGCCCGTGCTCTCCTTCCGGGCCGTCCCCTGATGAGTCGACGTTCCGCCGCCGGACGCCGCCCCGGTGCCGCCGGATTCCAGCTGCCCCAGGGCAAGATTCAGCTGCTGTGCCATCTGGAACAGATACGCATATTGGGCAACGGCCATCTGCTGGGGACTGCCGTTGGGCGCTGGAGGCATAGAAAGCGTCACGGCCCGTCACTTCCCTTCTCATACACCGCCGACAGGCTGTAGATCCGGCAGCCCCCCTGGCCGGTAAGCCGCAGCCGCAGCTGACGGCACCGCCTGGGCCGCACATGCATGGTGCACGCCCGCAGCCGCCCCACGCCGCAGAGACTTCCGGCAGGCTGCCAGCTGCCGCCTTCGTCATAGCTGACCCAAGCCCAGACAGTGCTGTCCGCCTCCGGCAAAAGCCGCAGGCTCAGCCGCACCAGATACCGGCTCTCCGGCGCATCCAATCCCAGTTCCCCGGTTTCCGCCAGCCACTGCACCGGCCCCTCCCGGTTCTCGCCGGAGCCCTTCATAGCCAGCAGCTGCCCCGCCGCCGTCAGGCAGTACAGGTCGCCGCCCCAGGGCGCAAAGCCCACAGCCTCCACGCCGTCCTCCCGATACCAAAGACCCTGCCGGGTGTCCAGCACCAGCAGGTGCCACGCGCCGTTTTCATCGGCAGCTGAGAGATAATAGGACCCGTCCAGAGCCCCCGCCACGGCGTTGTGATACCGCATCTCTCCCAGCGCCTGAGATACGTGCACCGGCATGCTGCCGTCAAACACGCACACGCCGCCCTGGCTGTGGTAATACAGCTTTCCGTCCACCACCCGCAGACTGCCGCTGCTGCCGGACTTCACCCCGGCGCACTGCACCGTCACGATCTGATGGGCGCCGCTGGCGCTGGGATATACCCGTTCCACGCAGTTTTCCTTGAAAAACAACGGATTCCCCAGATAATCCGCCGCTCCGGTGAAGGCCCCGTCGGAGCCGCGGGACGCGGCATAGCTGTCGGTAGACAGCCCCGCATAGCAGTTCCAGTTTTTGAAGTCCCCCAGCTTGCTGGCATAGATGGCATTCACCGCCTGCCCGTTTACGATACCGTATTTGCACCCCCACAGCCGGTTGCCGCTCTCCACTACATAATCCATATCCGGCACGGACCGTTCCACCGTCACCGGGTCCGACTGGGACGACAGACTCCGGGGCAGAGCCGTCACCACCACATAATCGTCCTCCACAGACCGCAGCGGAAAGCTGCCGTTGAGAGCCGTCTCCCGGCACCCGCTGACGGCGATGCCGTCTCCGGCGGTAAAGCCAATGCCGATGCCCGCCGCATTCATGCGCACGCACACATCGTCCACCGCCGTCCAGCCGTCCTCGCCGTACTGCCGCAGGGCAGTCTCATCGCCGCCGGTATCCAGCCACAGGCTGCCGACCTCCGGCTCCTCCGGGGCCTCGTCCGCCGCCAGATACCCGCTGTATACCGTGCCGTCGGGCCGGCACAGGGCGAAGGATACCTCCCCCTCTGTGACACGCTTATTTTCCAGACTGCCGAAATCCGTCAGGTCCTTGGTATTGATGTATGCCTTATCCGGCCAGATCAGCAGCCACGCACCCATGCTGACCAGCTGCTTCTTTCCCTCCGACAGCACCAGCCCCGCCGCGCTGCCGTTTACATACAGGGTGTGCCCGTCCACCCAGATAAGCCCGTCCTTGGCGGTCAGGCCCCCGGGAGCGGTAACGCTTCCCGCTATCCCCCGGGGGCGGCGCACCGTCAGGGTGGGATACCCGTCGGCGCACAGATTCTCCATCTCCCGGAAGCTGCCCTCCTGCCCCCGGGGCCGTCGGTCCAGTCCCAGAAACCGGCTCACCGTCACCCGGCTCTGCCGTGGGGCGCTCAGCTGCGGAAAATACATGCTCCTCCCTCCTTCAGCACAGGCGCAGGGCCTGGACCTGCCGCCGGGGCAGATGCTCCCTGCACCAATAGTCCCGCAGGGTCATCAGCCCGTTGTTCCACAGAGCCATGGCGTTGTTATACCGCTCCAACTCCCCGTTGGCATAGTGGATCTGGGCCTCCACATAGTGGCGGTACAGCCCGTCATAGGGCGCCGGCGCCAGCAGCTCCGCCGCGTCTGTCAGCTCCCCGGGCAGCACTGCACCCTGGCCGCCCTCATGAACCCGGACTACCTCCTCCAGCACGAAACCCTCCGCCTGCCGCAGCCACCGGCGCTTCTGCTCTCCCGGATAGCTGTTGGGCAGCAGGTCATCCACCTGGGCCAGCACCTGCCCCGCTGTCATCTGCCCCATTACCGTGCCTCCTCTCTCAGTTGGCCATGCGGTCTACATAGCGCCGGGCGTCGTCGGCCATCATCTGTGCGTTTTCCAGCACCTCCGCCACAAAGTCGGGCACCTGTACCTCCACGCCCTTCATGATTTTCCAGCTGCGTCCGTTGACGGACACGATCTGGAAGTTTTCCTCGTTCTTTCTGCCCCGATGCAGCAAAACGGTCTTTTTCACAGAATCACTCCTTTCCTCTCCAGGGGGCGGGCAAAGGCCCGCCCCCATTTCTGTCAGTTGGCCTTGTCCTCGCCGGAATAGGAGGAGCCGCACTCCACGCGCACCATGTATTCATCGTACAGGATCGCGGCGGCATGAATGCCCTTCCAGCCCACGCTGGATCGCTGGTCCAGGGGGTCAGCGGTGCCGGAGGAGCCGCGGGGCTTCACGATAACCTCGGTGCCCTCGCTGAGGTCCACCACGCCGTATGCACCCTTGCCCAGGAACAGGCAGCCGTATACGGCGCAGCCCTGACTGCCGCCTTCGCCGGGATAGATCACGGTGTCATCGGCAGCCGTTACGCTGGTGTCCAGCGTCATCTGGCTGGCGGTATTGCTCAGCACCTTGCACCGCTTGCCGCCCAGCAGCACATAGCGGCCCTTCAGGGCATTGGCGGCCACAGTGCCACCATCGAAGGTCACAGCAGAGGCGTTATCCACCTTACCGTTGACGGTCAGGGTGCGGCTGTTCCGGGCCAGGTCCTGGCCCCGGAAGATCTTGGCCTCCGTGGTCTCCACAAAGCGCACGCCGTGGAGCTCACCGATCTCGCCGGAAAACAGCTCCGTGGCTGCGGCGTACTGATGGGCGGCCACCCAGGCGGGGTCCTGGCGCAGATCAAAGGCCACACTGGGATGAATGATACACACATACTTCCCTTCGAAGGTAGGCGCGTTCATCTTCTTCAGCTGGGTAGCAGCCTTGGCCACCAGCTCGCTGGTGAGCTTGCACTTGTCCGTCAGGTCATAGCGGTGCAGCACATCGGTCTGGCTGCCGCCCTCCCCCTGCACCGGGGCGTAGATCACCTGGCTGCCCTGCTGGATCTCATTGCGGGTCACGGTGTCCAGGGTCAGGCCCATGTTGCTGCCGTGGCGGTCTGTGATCTCCAGCACCACGTCGTCAATGGCGGTCAGGTCCAGCATATCGGACACGGTGGTGTAGTCACCGTACTGGGCCAGCTCCTTGGTGATGTAGCTGACGGAGATGCCGCTGCCATCGGGAGTCACGCCCTCGGTCAGCGGGGTCAGTGCCTTGTCAAAGGAGCCGAACTTGCGCCACTCCACGGTTTTGCCGCCGCCGGCAGGCAGAGGCTTGGTGGCGGCGAACTGGTTGTGTACCAGCTGGGGCTTGGCGTTTTCCAGCAGCTCCATGCCATAATAGGTTTTCATCTCCGCGCTGAGGCCGCCGTGACCGGTGGTCTGGGTATTGGCCTCGCCTGCAAACAGCTGCAGGTCATACAGTTTGTTCATCATAAGCATTCCCCTTTCTTCATCCAAATACTTCCATTTTCCGGAAGGACTCAAAAGCTGATCCTCTCCCCGTCCATGACTCGCCTGCGGATGTCCGCCAGCTCCTGGCTGGTGAGCTTCCCCGGGTCCGGGCGGCTGACGCTGGCGCTGCATCCGGTATTTTCCCGGACGCGCTGCCCGCCGCTGGCCACTACCCGGGCCGCCTGCCGTGCGGCCATCTGGGCGGCAAAATGCATAGCCTTGGCCGTCAGCTCCCGGCGGTGTACCATCTCATAGGCCTCCCGGGGCTCCACTCCCGCGTCAATGAGCCGTGCAAAGCCGGGGTCGTCCATCTCCCGCTGCCACCGGAATTCCGGATACACCCTCTGGATCTCCGGCTCCTGGCGGGACAGCCGTCCCATGGCCGCCTGATGCCGCAGGTCCCGCTCTCGCTCCCATTGCCGCAGCTGGGCCACCTCCTGCCGCAGGCCCCGCAGCCGCCCGTCCAGGATCTTCTGTACCCGGGCGTCAAAATCCGCCTTGTACCGTCCCCGGATCAGGTCCTCAAAGTCCTCCTGCCGCTCCCCGGCGTCGGGAGCCGTATCGCCCGCGTTTTCCCCGGCCTGAGCCGGTTCCTCCGGCTGCGCAAACAGCTGCAGCCAATCCGTTTTCCGCATATCTGCTCCTTTCCGTGGTAGGCCACGACCCCTATGCTCACGCCTCCAGGCGAACGCATGCCGGATATTTCCCCGCCAGCTGTCCCAGTCCGCATCGGATAAGCTGCCATTCCGCCTGACAGTCTCCCTCCGCCGCCACCGTCACAAAGCCCGGTCTGACCACCAGCTCCCGCAGCAGGCCCTTTTCCTCCAGCGCCCCGATCAGGGCAAACACCAGCGCCGACGCGGCGGCGCACACGATGTCCTCTCCTGGGGGCGCATATCCCGCGTGCCCCCGCAGGGTCACCCAATTCTCCCCGAACACTGCGCAGATCATCGGGGTCTCACCGCCTCCTGGGTCTGCTGGCGCATACGGTCCATGGCGCTGAGCTTCTGCATCTCCGCCATCCCTGCGGGGACGGACTGGGCCTGCCGCGCCGAATCGGCGGTCTGCCCCCGCAGAATGCTGCTCATCAGCCGGTCCTTGTTCTTAAAGTCCATCAGCTCCAGGCACCGCAGGGCCTGATCCGCCATATCCGCCCGGAAAAAGCCCATCTGGAACAGCTGCAGGGCCAGTTGGTTATATTCCATGGTCTTGTAAGGATTCTCATCCTGGGCCGACACCTCCAGGTCAAATTCCGGCACCCGGTATCCGCTGACCACGCCGTCGTCCACCGCCTGGGGCTGAAGCCCCCGGCTGTCGTAGCTGACGAACTCCTCCTGTCCCATGACCCCCAGCAGCCGGAATTGCCTGGGCAAACTGTAAAACTGACGGATCAGCTCGATGCACAGCGTCACCACGTCGGAGAACGCCTCATACCCGTCGTCAATCATGTTCCGGGACAGCTTTCCTCCGGCCTCCTGCAAAGCCGCGATGGCCGTGGCGGCGGTAACGCCGCCAGCGGTGCCGCCGTTGGCCACATCCCGGTTGCCCGCCGTCTCCTTCATCTCCGCGATCTTGCTCTGCAAAATGGCCACATACACGCTGTCCAGCCCCGCCGTCTGAATGGGTGCGATGGAATCGCTGCCCAGATTTCCATTGGTGTGGACAAAGGGCCGCGTCCAGTCAGCATACTCGTTCTCGTTCACCGCCCCGTCGCTGCGGACAAAGAACCGCGGCGTGGCCGAGGCCAGCGTATTCTTGAGAATCGCCTGATTCATCAGATCGATCTGCTTCTGGGGCGACTTGCACAGGTCCACATACCCGTACCCCGTCGGCGTTCCCTCCTCCGGAAACAGCACGTCAAACACAAAGGGATACCTTCCGTGGTCGTACCACCCTCTGTCCCGCATAT